CTACGGCTTCAATTACTAGGTCGAGGTTTCGTTGCTGACGGTTCTGAATGCCAATCTCTAAGCGTTCAATGCTTTCTGAATTCGCGTAAATCAGTAGCCCAGGCAAATCACTGGTTGCGATTGGATAGGTGCGAGACTGAAAGACATTTGAGCCAGTGGTTGCTAGTCCGGTCAGAACCGTTTGGATTCTCGCTTTGATTTGCGCTCGTTTATGCGCCATTACACACCCAACATGATTTGCGTCATGCCTGTCCCATCGGGCTGAACCCCTCGAACCGTGTAGTTGACTGCGCTGATCGTCAGAGTGTCGCCATGCGCTAGGCTGGAAACGTCAGCGGTTCTTGCCAGCAGTGTTGGCTCTGAGCTTTCGACTTCGCTTTCGTCTACATCAACTGCCAGAAAGTCATTGTCAAAAATCCCTGTGAAGGTGGTTGCGTCCGCCTTCGTCACGGTCGTGCCGTAATCTGCGAGCATGGCAGTTCGATCAGCAGCAGTTTCAACGCTCATTTGGCTTTAGGCTTGCGTGCGGTTTTAGTGGTTCGCGTGGTCACTGGTGGCGCTTCTTCTGGCTCAAGTCCTTTGGCTCTGTTTTCATAGACAACGGCCTTGCCCATGTTCACCAGTTGCTGTGCCTCTTTTGGGTCAACGCTAATGACTTGACCCACTCTGACAGGTCCACCGTTTGCCACCGTGCCTCTGATAATTTGAATCTTCATTGAAATATTCTCTGAAGTCGTTCGTTGTACACAATCACTCTTGCTGGATTCTGCATTAAATCTCTTGCCTCAATCCACTTACCTTGTTGATCTTCCTGAACTCTTGTTGGTTTCTTGTCTAAGTCCCATTGATGCCAGTAGCGCCTTGGTCCGGTGTAGAAATCGACGCCACAAATGTGAATCTCTGAGTAACCCAAATAATCTGCCGTCCAAAGTGCTTCTGGCCCTGAAAGTCTGATAAATGGGACAATTCCGCCATGAATATCTTTGTCTCTTAGATTCTTTGGTTCATGGTGCACAATTGCTGGCGTATCGTACTCTTTAAGGTGTTGAACCATTCGGACGTCATGCGCGTAACACCAAGCCAACTCGCCAAGAAAAAGTAAGCCGTGATTGTTGACTCCGGCTAAGTCGTAATTTCTTGAACCTATCCGCGCCTTGGCTTTCGCCAAATCGGAAGGCGCAGAAGGTCCACCACAAAGAAGGATACAAGGTCGAGTGTTACCCCAACCTTGTAGCTCGTCTAGTTGATACACTCAGGCGACAGTGACATCCTGTGCTGCCGCGAAGCTTTCAGCGTGAGCAACCGCAATATCCATATCTTGATAAAAATATAGATTTGTTGTGGCTGTTCCTGCACTGCCATACGGATCTACGAGAACGTCGAGTGCTGAGAAAAAGCCCACGTAAAGATCAGTCCAGTTCCCGAAAATCAGCGAGTAAGGCGAACTTGAAGGCGCTTGAGTGGTCTGAACAACCGGATAGCCAAGCATGGAATCCGGTGTTGGCATAATCATCCGCGAGTCAGTGCTGGAAGCCACAAGCGTTTGCATCAGCTTCCCAACTACTGCCGGATGTGTTACCCAACGCAGGTTGCCCAACAAGGCGTTGTCTTGAGAAACCTCGGTCATAATGTCAACGACATTTCCGTAAGTTAAGTTCGCGTTGCCAGAGGTTCCGCCAGAGGAAACGTCACCAATCCCAGCAGTGCCAAGGATTCCGGTAGGCTCATTACTTCCGCCACCTTTGAGAGCAACGTTGTCAATTTTGGCCGCGAAAATTCGGACCATGTTGTTGCGAATCAACTGCTCCACACTTGGGTCAGACTGAATCATCAGTTCGCGAGTCACGGCTACTTTGTTTGCCAGAAGCTTTGGGCTCATGGTGACTTGTGCGAAGTCAGGCTCGCTATTTCCAACTGAACCGCCCTCCGCAATGAAAGCCGCTGCGGTGCTGGTGGAAATCTTGGGAATCGCGACATTGCCTTGCAGTCCGTTCAGTACGGTTGCGCCTACTTGTCCAAGGATGCTGGTTGAAATCAGTGCATCAATGAATCGGTCACCTCGGTAGTCTTCCGGCACAATGTTTGAGCCTGCGCCAAAGGTTGCGCCTGCCGCGGTTGATACCGTTCGAGTCTGCCAACCCCAATCCGGCACAAAGAAACCTTTTGGTTGTCTTTTCTGTGTCTTCGCGAGTTCCTGGCTGATTTCCATTTCAAAACCAGCTTTTGACCAATCCTTCTGGTCTGCGGCTCGAATCGCTCGCACCAAAGAATAGTTGCGCTTCTCTTTTGGTGAGGCGTCAACGCTAAAGTCGATTGGCTTGCTGGTCTTCTTCTCCAAAAGCATGGCTTGAAATTCAGCTAGGCTTTTCTCTTCCTGAAGTGCGCGAAACGCTAGGTCATACTCGTTGTGTCGCTTGCCCAGCTCAAGAATCTGGCTGGATTGGTTGCGGTACTCTTTCAGTTGGTCTTCTGGTTGCCGTGTGTTTACCGGCTCTTGAACTACTTCTGCGCTCATTGTTTTCTCCTGAATTGCAGAATTGTCATTACCGGAAATTTCCGGCTTGGATCTGCCTACCCCAACACTGGAGTCAGCAGGAATGGAAACCATGCTCACTTCGAGCGGTTTAAACATATTGACTCTGTAGAGAGGCTTGTCTTTATAGCCGTTCTCGTCTTTCGTCATTCCTTGAATCTGGTAGCCAATCGAAACATTGCCTCGAATGCCGTCAACTACGTCTCTGTAAACTTCTTCCGCCATTGCGTTTTTGCTGAACCTTACTTGTGCACGAAGCTTGTCGTTGTCCATATACGCCTTTTCAACCACTCCAATTTGCTGTCTTGCGTCATGGTCTAAAAGAAGTGGCGCTTTGCCTGAAGACATGAATTCCATATCGACGGAAGAAGCATTGTGTTCGAGAACTTCATAGCCAAATTCTCTTTCAACCGGATTTGTTGAACTAATCGACATCATCACTCGACGGTCAGACTCGTCATCCATCATGCGAACGCTTCCGGTGCGGTATTGCGTTTGAACTGGTAAGTCTCTTGTTTCGACTTGTTCCGGCTCTTGCCTTTCTTCCGGCTCTTCTGCGACTTGTTCCGCTTTGGCAAACGCCACAATGTACTCGTCATCTGTTTCTTCAACGTCAATGACGTGTCTTTCGGTCATGCTAGTTAAATCCATGTTTCTCTCGCTTTGATTCACGATTTTCTCACTCCAACTTTTGCCAGCATCTCCACCCCACATAGCCCAAGCGATTCTGCCATTACTTGGATAACCTTTTTCACCTGGTCGAAAACCTTCGGCTTTTTTGTCAACTTCATGCCTCGCAAAAAAGGACTTCATTCTCTTCACGGTTGCCAGTGGTAGGCTCTTGCCGTTGCTGATGTCTCTGGCTCTTGCGATTCCGACAGAAGTTCCGCCTCTGCCAAATTCTCGTCTCCAATCTAGGCCACGGTTTGCCTCGGCAATCATGCCCTCGGTTGGCTTGTAGCTTTCTGCCATTACTCGACTTCTGGCTCAACTGGTCCGTGTGGACTGCCTAAAGGCTCAAAGGCTAGGCTGATTCCGTAGCGTTCCGCCATCAGCTTGTCGTTTTGCATTTGCTGAAACACCTCTTCGACGTCACGCCCATACTGTCGCGCCACGTCATTGAGGCTTTTGAATCCGTTTCTAACTGCTTCAACTTCGGCTCGAATCTCTTTTGCTGGGTCCACCCAACTGAACCCTCTGCCTCTGAATTCCAAGGTGTTGCTGAACTTATCGTAGCGAGTAATCGGAATCGGAATGCTGCCGCTTGTCATTGCCATTTTCAGCCACTCTTGACAAATCGGCTCGCACAGGTGCTGAATGAGGAAACTTTGCAGTTGTCTGTAGAGGTCGCGTTCTTCGAGTGCGCCTTGACGAATGGACGAATAACTGACGCCTTCGAGATTGTTACTCAGGCTGGTGTAGCTGATGCCCAAGCCGGAAGCGATGCCTCGCAAAATGCCTTTGTGAAATTCAGCGTAGGCACTGGTTGGATGGCTAGGATTCCACTCTTGAAACTGCATTCCAGCCGGAAGCTGCTGAATACTTCCAGGCTCGCCCGACATGATTTGATTGCCGTCTGCGCTTTCGTCACCAATGAAACCTTCACCGTCTGCGCTAACCAAAAAGCCCATTTTTGCGGCACTGGTTCGAGCAGCAATCAGTTCGGCTTCTTCATAACCTGAGAGGATTCGCATTCTCGTCATTGCTGAAGCAAACCAACTGACGCCTCTGGTTTGTTGCGCTCTGTCTGGTAGGTAAATGTGCAGGATGTCTTCAGCCGGAACTCTTGTCCGCTTGTCGCTTCTTCGTTGTCCAAAGGTGTCGAACGGATGGCCTTGACCTAATTTCAAATAGTACGCTTGCGGTGCGTCGAACTCGTCCAACTCAACACCCATGACCACTCTGCGGCCTCTTGGCTCTGTGGTGAAATATTCTTCATCCAAATAATCCGGCTCTAGCACCTGAAGTGCGAGTCCGTCACGCCAACGCTTCCCACGAACAAAACGAATCAGGATTTCACCGTCTCGACAAAGACCTTGAATGACCAATCGCTGAATATCTAGCCAAGACTGACGCTGATTGGCGGAACAGGATTTACCCCAACGTCGAAACGCTCTTTCAATGATTTCATTGCCAGCAGCGTCAAGTTGTCCAACATTCGGCTCATTGAGATTTCTGGCTCTGCTTTGCAGTGTGAAGCCATGCTCGCCAACTACGTTAGAACTCATAAGTTGCAGGTAACGCCTGGCGTAATCGTCATTTCGGCAAAGTTCTCTGGCTCTGTCTCGTAGACGTCTAAGCGAATATTGTAATTCTGCGTCTGAGCTGGTCGTTGAGCCGACAAAATCCGCCAGGAATCTTGAACCAGCCGCGCCATCGTATCGACGCTTCTTCTGCTTTGGACTTGGGTTTTCTGGTGCTGGCCTATGTACTCTATCCGTGAGCCACCACATTGCCTCTTGAATCATCCTGCTCTCCTGAACTCAACCTTCACCAGATTACCAGGACGTTTACCTGCTCTTGCTCTAGCTTGCTGATTTTCTTTAGCAACCTCTTGTCTGTAGTAGTCGCGCCACTTCATCAGGTCTTGAATTGAAAGCTTGGTCAGTGAGCGGTTACCAATTGAGTATTCTTCAACGTCATTGTCCGCTCGGCCTTCGAGAAGAGATTGAATCTTCTCAAGCATGATTTCTGCGTGAGTTCTGGGATCGTGGTTGACGTCATAGTCATAAGAAATTTCCCAGTGTCCTTCTAAGACTTTGATTTTTTCTGAATCAGAGGTGCGAGTTATCCAAGCCTGCCAATGAACGTGGCCTTGTGGGTAGGTTTGCGTGGTGCTGGAAGAGACTTCAACGAAGTAGGTGCTGGCTGCTTCTGTGGCCTGAATCTTAAACTCAGTCGAAGAGCCACCATGTGAGCGAGCGATATATTCCAGAGAATACGAATCTGGGGGATAGTCTGAAGCGAGATCGTCCTTGCGCCAAAGCCAGCGTTCACCAGCTACAAGACGGTCAGGTTCAATTGTGGGGTAGTTTGCGCGGTCGAATTGATTGGTTGCCATGCGCTAGTAATAGCATGGCTAGTCAAGGTGGGATGTTCAGACTGTTACTTTTGTTTCTTTTGTTAATTTAGCGAGGCAAACAAGTCTAAACAGTTGGAATGGCTTTCAATTCGCCAGCGTCCGCCAACCTTCATTGACGGAACTCGTCCAGCCTCACACCATCGGTAAACCGTCATTGGTGTTACGTCTAATTCGTGCGCCACTTGCTTTGGCGTGAGGTATCTTTGGGGATGTGGTCTTCTTTTCATTAAAACCTTTGAATCCAAGATTGTGGTCTTCGTGCAGGTTTCAAAGTTCTTCGTTGTGGTTGTGGTTCAGGTTGGGCAACGCTTTCTTCAACAGTTTCAACTACTTTAGCAGTTCTTTGCAGTCGTTTCCAGTCTCGAATGTTTAGCGAACTAAGTGCTGCTAAACTATAAACTAAACAATCCAAAGCTTCGTTTCTTGGTCTGATTTTTATCCATTCGCGTCTTGGAAAGCCTTTGTGGTACTTGGTGACGATTTTCTCAGCGGTTAATTGGGCAAAGTATTCTTCATCCAAGTGTCTCGGAAACCGCAACGCTTCGGGTCCGCTGGCAATGCGAAGTCTACCAAAGATTGCTTGTTTGATCGTATCCACCCCAACCGGAAAGAGTTTGATTCTGCCAGAATTGTTGCGGCTTGGTCTGCCGATTGGTGGCTTGCCTTCACCTCCCACACCTTTGATTGCATAGATTCTCGAAGCAGTTCTGCTTCTGACAAACTCATAAACCGCTTGCGTAAAGTGTCCACCGGAGTCGATACAAGCCGCTTGCACTGGCAACTCGTGACCATCGGCACAACGCCAGCGTTCTCTGAGAAGTTTGTCGAGTTGAATCCAAGTTTGTGGCGCGGCTGGGTCTGAATGTAGAATCTGATGGTCGAGAATGAATCCTTCGTTATCCTTGCCTGTTCCCAAAAAGGTAACTTCTAATCTATCGTCTTGAACGTCCACTCCTGCGGTAATCACTAAGACTTCTGAAGGCGCTGGTGCTTTGTAGACCTCTCGACGGTTGTACAATCCATGCTCGTCAATCGTTTCGCCTTGGTCTTCCCATGTTTCGCCCAGGCTAAGATTGACAAAGGTCTGAAGCTGCTGTGCTGAGTTTTGACACTGCAAGAATTCTTGAGCCATTTCTGAAAGCCTTGTCCAAGGCGAGTACAACGCATTAAGCCGGAAACCTGCAATACCGTTGCAATGTCGTTTTGCTTGCCAGCCTCCTGCTCGAACTGCTCTCAATCGCTCGCCTTCAGTCCAGCCTGTTTCGCATTTTTCGCAATGTAGCTTTGCGTCTGAACCGTCACCTGTCCAGCGAACCGAATTCCATTGCAAGGCCTGCTCATGCTCGCAATGTGGACACTTCACAAAATAAAATCTTTGGTCTGATTCCTCAAACCAACGCTCAATCACCGAAACGCCTTTGACGGTTGGAGTGCTAACCAAGACGATTTTTCGATTCCAGTACGTTGACGTTCTTTTCATTGCCAATCGCAACGGGTCGCCATCTATCTTAGCCGTATACGGATAACGGTCAGTCTCATCACAAAGTAAAATTCTAATTGGCCTAGACGACAAGCCTGTTGCTGAATTCGCCCCAACCAAAGTCAACTGACCACCAGCAAAACGCTTTTGCAGGATCGTGTCTCTTTGGTTGCCTTTGCCGTCAAGCGTCAGTTGCTTCAGTTCTGGTGTATCTCGCAGCATTGGAAAGATTCGTTCCTTGCTGAATCCTTCGGCAGCGTCAACCGTAGGCTGCAAAAAAAGAATTGGGCTAGGGTCAAAGTGGATGAAGTAGCCCAGAGTGTTCAGCAGGATTTCAGATTTTCCACACTGAGCTGAAGACATGAGAACCACCGTGTGAATCAATGGGTCAGAGATTGCGTCCATGATTCCGCGCTGAAACTCGGCTCGCTCGGTACGCCATTGGCCTTGCTCGGCTGAAGCTTCACCGGATAACTTGCGGTATTCATCAGCCCATTCGCTGATTGTCAGTTTTGGTGGAGGTTCAAAATATTGAA